CAGTTGAAACTGCACCTTCAGATTTATAGGTTAGTATGAGGTCTGTGCCACTAGCACTTACTGTATAAAGTAGACCGCTGTAATCACTGTCGCCTTGAATAGCAGTAACCTGTCCAGCAACATCAGAGTATGTAGCGTTATCGACACTAACTGTTGTAGTTCCGTCTGTAAGTTGCAGAGTAAATGTTCCAGATTCTACTGTCGGTGCGCTGTAGATAGCGGCAACCCCGTTGATTGCATCGGTAACACCGTGCCATCCACCAGTTGCATATACCCATTGAGAACGCAGTTTCAGGACATCTTTATAATAGTTGGATGTTCCATCACTTGATTTTGCGTTTGAGGCAACTGACAAGAATGGGAAGGTTTCGAGAACCGTTCCAGCAGTCCCAGAGATGAGACCGTCTTCGTCAATCACAGCAACGTGAATCTCGTCATTCTTACCACCAAGAGCAGACACAAACGATGAAGTGCCTGGCGCACCATCAAAGTTTGATTTGTATGCCCATGCGTCGAAGTTGGTTGTCCCGCCAGTATCGGAGTCAGAACCCACGATAGAGATTTGGAGAGAGTTACCAATAGAGCCTGGATATTTGGCGATAAATGCACCGTCAGAACTGTCAAGTGACAATCCTTCAAATGCGTCGAGATTGTTGATGGTTTGTGCATTCAAACTACCCAAGTTTGAGTTATTAGCGAGAGCGTTGACTCCATCGGAGTCTTGTTCGCGAACAACGTAAAGAGCGTTAGAATATCTTAAAAAATATGCGGCAGAGTGGAAGTCTACCGTATTTGCATCGGTTGGTGCGGAGAATGTCGAAACAAGACCCGTTTCATCTGAGACGAGAGTTGCAACTCCAACTGGCCCCCAACCGAAGTTTCCCACAAATGCGCCAGTGGAAGTTTGAACGTTAGGCACTACGCCCGTCAGGTCAATTTCCTTAACTGTTACAGCTGGGGAAGCGGATGGTGTAAAAAGTGCCATAACCTTTTCCTTTTTTCAGTGTTATTAATATGTTTTCATAATACGGTAGTTATATCAATACCTTTATTTATAATAAAAAGTTTTTTGATATTACTCCCAGTCTGTGACACCAATACCCTCATATGAGTGCCAACCAACGTTTTTGATTGCTTCTTGTTGCGCTTCGTGTTCTTCATAGGCTGCGACACCATCGTCAATGAACCCTACAGGTGGAACATCGTCCTCAATCTCCTGCATTTTCTTCTCAAACATCATCTGTTTAAGATTGATATCTGTCATATCTGAGAAGTATTGGGTTGATACGAAGAATCCAAACATCACCAAATTCATCATCAAATCATCGTGGTTACCGTCAGATGCCTCATATGACTGTCCTCTCGACACGAATGTTGAGATTTCCATGATAGTTTGTTCGTCTAAGATATCAAGTTTCTTCTCTTCGAGGATATCCTTGATTGCAGAACAACCTAATCGTTTCACCTTTCTATTCATTTCAATACCAATACGGTCTGCTTTTACCGCAGATTCCATATGGACATTATCATATTCTAAGTCTTGATACAATCCGTTACAGACTAATGTGCCTTGGTCATTTGACTCAATAACGACATATGCCTCATTATAGACTTTCGCATACTTATATATAATGTTGGGAAAGAGAATTGGAGAAATAGTATTGTTGCGATACACGGCCACCTGTTTAAAAGGTCTAGTGCCAATGTCGATTACCGTAAAGGTTGAATAATCCTGACCTCTCCCTTTAGACACATCAACAGTCATGATATACTCACGACTCTTGGTAGGTTCTTCATAGACCAATAGGTCGCCACCTTCGAATACCTTTTTAGGTGGTTTTGCACGAAATGAAAGCAACGTCTCTGCGTTGATTAGGGTATCACCTGTTCCAAAAAAGGTGTTACCAAACTCTTGGTCAAACTGTAACTGAGAGGTGTTTGCAATTGTCTGTGCTTTCCATTCCTCATCACGGCCTGGCACATCATACCAGTTCACCGTGAACGGGATGAACTCATTAACTTTTTGAACTGCTCCCTCCCAGATTTTATGGAATGTATTGCCAATGCCGTTTGCAGTTGACGTAATGATGACCTTTGTCTCCTTACCAGCCGAGACCACTGGATAGGTTGAAGTATAAAACTCATTCGCTCTTTCCACGAAGGCAAACTCATCAAGGAATAGTAGATTAACTGACATACCACGAATGGAACTACCACTTGTAGCACTGGCAATAATGCGAGAGTTATTACTAAACTCAATAGAACCTTTGTTGAGTGCTTTACAGCCAGGTTGTAGGAAAAAGGGAAGATTTTCCAACATGAGAGTAACCCGTGCCAACATCTCACGAGCAACCGCACCTTTGTTTGCGAGAATTGCAATCGTCTTTTCACTATGAAAACAAGCATACCATAGTAGGTAGCCAACAGAACTAATCGACTTACCCGATTGGCGACACGCAAGAACGATAGAAAACCTGTTATCATTAAAGTGCTTGAACATCTTCTCTTGATAAGGATACAAGTCGAAAGGGACTAGTCCTTCATCAAGTGAAATAACTTTTAGGTAAGTCTTACAGAAGTATACAGGGTCTTTGCCACACTTGACATATTCCTTGACTTCTTCTTCTGTGAATTGATGTTGAACACCATCTCGTTTGACATTGATATTGCCAAGATAAGATTCATTCTGTTTCGGATTCAGCATCAATCACCACTCCCGACTCCGATTTTATGAGCCGTTGTAGGTCAGTAGTAGTCCCTACAAAAAGATTGTTCGTGGTGTTACCTAATTGTTTAGGTTCATCCTTCTGGTTAATGTCTTTGTTTTTCTTATTCAAATCCATCAGTTTGTCGTTGATATCGGCAATGTTTTTCATCATACCCGATAAAACTTCAAACGCACGAGGATGCTCTGATTCACGAGCAACTTCAATCATTAGTTCTAAACTCTCTTCACCTTTAGCTAAAAGGTTATAATATGTATCACGAGAGTTATTATAATCGTCTTTTAAATTCTTTTCGTCTTCACTCATTAACTACCATCACTATCTAATATCGTTTCAACAAATCCATAGTCACTGTCAGCACTGACCGTATTCGGGTCGGGTGTAATCTTAATCTGTTCTATAAACACATCAGAGTCAGCAAGACCCGCGTCTTGATTATATAGGTTACCACGAACATCACGGATAACTTTACTACCAGTATCCAGTGGCCCGTGGAAGTTAATCTTCATCTCAAAATCAAGAGTGTAGATAATTGTTCTTCTGTCTCCAACCGCACCTTCGAAGTTGTCTTCCATAACCACACCCGTAAGTGTGACAGGGACATCCTCAACAAAAGATGGGATATCAGAGAAAGGTTTTACAGTGACCGTATATTGTGGCGTAAAGTATGGCAGGACTTGTTCTACAATCTGTAGGCCATCATCCTGCGTCTTTGCATATATGTTCAACTGAAATGTAATATTGTATGGTGTCGAGGTGTATAGTTTCTGTCTAGTTAGATAACTATTCTCGATTGCCTTAGATATATTGTTTACCTTTGGGAGTTGACGAGTTGCGTCATAGGTCATACTCGTAATCTCAAACGACATACGAGGCAGTTTCAATGCGACCCTACGTTCAGAATCCTCACCATTTACCATCTGTTCTAGTCGTGCAATAAAGTTTCTCTTCGGTGCGTAGGACAGAGGTGCTTTGACTGTAGAAATTGTCTCGCCTGCACTGTTCTTACGAAGAACATACAGGTTATTGAACAACGAACCGAATACCGATACCGCAGTTCTTACTCTCTTGTGATAAAACCAAGTTCCAAACATTATTCGATATCTCCAAATGGATTGGACTCAGAGAAGTCAAGGAAGTCAGACTCGAAACTATCAAAGATTGCGTTCTGTGCATCTTCCTGTATCTCTTGGAGTTGTTCTACCAATGTAGGTGTTGCAAGGCCGTTACTTGTTTGACCGACTACCACAGCACTTGTCGTGAACTCATGGAAATTACCATCAGTCGCACCCACATGCGCGAGTCTCAGTTCGTTACCTGAGTCACTCCAGAATGTAACCTCACCTTTCATATTATAATCTGTAAACTCTTGAATGACGGTTTCGCCGATAGTATATCCACCACCAGCCGAGTCCAGTGTCAGTTTATACTGGAATGCACCTTCAGCTTCAACCACATCAATACCTGTAATGTTCGTGTCAAAGTCTTCGTCACTGTATTCGAACAGTTCACAAGTCATACGAAATGTCGGTAATTGTTCTAATTGATAGAAAGGAGTTTCGGTCTCGACTCTCTCAATCTGAAAGATAGACTGAGACAATGGAAGATAAATCAGGTCACCCTCACGAGGACGGAAGTTCTTCTCTGTCAGTCTACTACCGATGAGTTGTTGCCATCTCTTTCTTGCAACAACAAATGTTGCTTGGTCACGGAGTTCTACACCGAACTTAGTGAACAGGTCACCCTCTCCACCAAACCCTTCGGCGTTCTCGATATACATCTCAACCTTGTAAGAGGAACTGAAACGCGAAGGAACATCGTCCAGAAATACGGTATCTTTGTTTACAATCTCGCGAGGGAGATAATAAACATCCTGTCCATACATCTGTAGGGCTTCGATGGTGATGTCCTCATACATGTTCTGTTCAGAACGGACACCGTATTTAAAATAACGGTTCGTAGCCATTTAATTATCCTACAAAGAAAGCTACAGGTGCATTATACTCATTGTATAGTTTCTCTTCAACTTTTTCAATTTCTTGTCTTGCTTCATCCATAATGCGTTGACCATTTAGTGTTACACCGCCAGGAAGTTGCATACCCTCAAACTTAATAAGATTTTGACCCCACTGATACTTGATAAGTGCAGTTGCATACTCTTTCATAAATGGGTCATCAAAAATTCTAGTGTTAGCGTCAGAAAGTTCGACAATAGCTTCTACAAGAATTTTATCACCAACTCTAAGGTCGCCATTTCCGCCGAGGTCACCAAAAATTTGTAATTGTTGCCCGTATCTATTATATTGAATTTGGGGATGACCAGTCAATTTCATATCAATTGTTGAAAGATATTGTTGCATCTGTTCGTAATATGCGAGGTCGCCAATACCAGTCGTTAAGTCTGACATATCATTTAATTTCATTTGATACTTTATATCGAAGAAGTTCACGCTTGATGTTGAATCGTTGATAGGAAGAACACGAACTATACTAAGAATTTTTTCAGCATCAATGTTGCCAAAACTGGTGGCCATGTCGATAGATGCTGCGTCAATCATTGCTTGAGTAATCGTAATAGTTCTATAGGTTCTATAACTACCTAAAGCACTATGTTCATAGAATTTATTGATTGCATCGTTGATACGGTCTTCGATTTGTTGGTCATCCACATTAATTTCAATAACAGGATGACCTAATCTGCGAAGACAGTAGTCAATGAAATCTTCTCTAGTTTGTATTCTCTCAAATGCCATGTTGTTATTTATCCTTAATTAAGCAGTGTGCCATTTCTATCATACACCGCAAGAAGTCTTGTTGATGCAGGGTTGCCGCCAATCAATGCGGAGTCAGCGTGGATATCACCGGCGAAGGTTGCTTTGTTTGTAGAACTGATGGTAAATATATCACTGTCAGCGCCTGCATATCTTCTAAACTTAAAGTCGCCGTTATCAGCAAGCGTAATCAAACTGTTTTCGCTAACATTGCTGTTATCAAAAGCAATAGTTGTTAAATCACCCGTGTTACCATCTATGTGTAGTGGCCATGCACCAGTGCTACTACCAGGCCCACCGCCAATTTTCACCTTAGCATAACCACTAGCACCGCCGCTTGTAATCCTTACTCCGTCAGCTCCACCATCAACAGCAAATCCTATTCTACTACTAGTGCCTGTATTACCTTTATCGGCATGGAAACGAAGAGAACCAGTTCTAGCATCAATTTGATGATATGGAGCGCCAAAAACGTTAGTATCTAGAAGTTTAATAATTGGGTCATCATTCTCGATATTTAATTCATTGGTTATTTTGACTATACCAAACTGTGCGGAGTCAGCGCTGATATTACCCGTGCCGGAAATATTATTACCGTTGAGGTCAAGATTGCCACCAAGTTGTGGAGTTGTATCTTCTACAACATTATTGATTGATACACCCTGTGCAAGTGATATGCTAGTCGCTGAGTCAAGACCTCCTCCTCCGCCTGCGAGTGATGTGATAGTCGCTGAGTCAACTTTAAGATTACCAACATACAATTGATTATTAAATGTTGATGTGTCACTATCAAGAATCAGTGCCTCAGTATTCTTACCATACAACCTAGTTGTTCTGTCACCCCTTCTAACCAGAACCGTAGCGCCGATTTGCGGCGGTGCAGGGTTTCTACCCCAAGTTCTTTGAGGAGCATTACCACTAGCTACTAAGATTTCAAAAGCATTATTGCCTCTTTCTCCATTAGTGAGAATAGACTTGTCAGAGTCATAGAACGACAAGAATTGAACAGTATCAAATGACCTGAGCTCTAGTTGTTTGTTACTTATGTCATAACCGTTGGATTGACTTTTTGGTCTTAATGTTGACATTGAGACTGTAAGTGTATCACTATCCCAATCAAGAACACCATTGCCGCCATGTTGGTTTATGAATTTTCTACCATCAGCAGAACCTCTGTATCCATCCCAACCAGTCGCATCGTTATTTTCCAAACCTTGATAACCAATACTCATAACATCATGAGTTGAACGATTACTGCCACCGCGCTGAGACGAATCAAAAGCGTCACGAGCATAGTCAAGTCCACTATCTCTACCGATACCATATGCGACTGTTAATGCGCCCGATACGAGTTTAGAAGTAATCCTTGCCGCTTCACTGGCATATGTCGATTCAGCATGTCTTGCACCAAAATCTGCTCGGTGGGCGCGTAAGTTGTAGTTACCAAGAACAACATGTCTACCCAAGTTTGCTTCTGGGCCTCTTCTACCGCCATATTCAGTCAAGTAGTCAAATGGTGCATATGACCCAATCTTATTACCACTTTGGTCACCACCTAAATCAGGTGAAGAAATTGCAATCCTGTCAAGAACGGTGAAGTTCATAGAGTCTGCTTCTAGATAACTAGCGCGACCTTTGACTTTCAAGAAACTTCTGCCCTTGTCACCGTCAAAGTAATAACCATATCCAAGATATCCTACATCAGTAGAAGCTCTTCGGTCTTCGTCTTTACCAATGATTACAAGGTCAGAGTCACCACCCGATGCGTTAATAAATGCAAAGGCGCGATTGTCACCACCACCAAATGACTGGTTTGGCATCTCACCCGTGGTCGTTGAGTCCATATCCATTCTAAATTCAAGTCGTTTATTATTGAATTGAATATTAGAACGTGCATGGAAACCAGAAGAGTCATTTAGTGATATTTTATCATTAACGAGTAATGGAGTAGTGATTTTTGTAATTCTGTTACCACTACCATCGTTTACACCTATACCTACCGAACTATCTCTAAGGTATACCGAACCATCACCTCTTGATTTTAGGATTGACATTGGTGTTTTTCGATAGTCTGCCCAACCCCGGCCGCCGGAGAATATGTTCTTACGGATTTCAAAACCAAACCCGCCTCGTTCTTCAGCGCTGTCAAGAATACTCTGGTCTGAGTCAAAGAAAGATTCCACATAAATTGCCGTTTTTGGATACGCGTCTAAACGATAATCATAACTTGTTTGAGCGTGAAGGTCTAACCCTTGTGGATGAAGCGCCTGCATTTGTATTTGCAGTTTATCTTTAGCAGAGTCCCAATTTCTTGCTTTTCCTGCGGTTACTTTAGCAACATCTCTACCTTCTTTGCTTCCTCTGTATCCATCGTAACCATGATTGCCGCCGGCGGCGTTTTGATACCCAATATGTAGAACTTGGTGTCCGCCGTATGGATTGGAGGAATAGTAAGCAGAATCCCAAAGCGTCTTCCTAAACTTACCATGTTCACTATCTCTACCCATCTCAAAGGCAATGGTGGTCGAACCTGTTGTAAGTTTAGATGCAATCCTTGCCGAATATTTTGCATTCTGCCGTAATTCGCTGCTTGATAAAGCCTGAGACCATTGGTCGAGAACTGGCGCTACCAGCCCACCAAAATGATGTCTCTTCCCATGAGCGCGAAGGTTGTGATTGCCGATAACAACGTGTCTACCCATACTCAGTGATGGGCCACGTCTACCATTAAACGCCTCTAGTATTTCACCAAAACTGTCTATATAACCATAATTAGTTGATATGGCAAAAGCGCCTCGACCAACTTGGTCACCCCCTGTCGTTCCGTTATAATCACTAGAAGCAATAGCATCAGCAATTAATGGGGCAAAGGACATTGAGTCTGCTTCGATATAACTACCGTAACCTTTGACCTTCATGAAAGAAGAACCAATGTCTCTATCCGAATAGTAACCATAGTTCAAGTTTGGAATAGTGTCTACACCAGCATCAGAGTCCTTACCAATGATTACAAGGTCAGAGTCACCGCCTGAGGCATTGATAAACGCAAATGTTCTGTTTTCACCACCACCAAAAGACGCTGGTAATTCACCTGTAGATGCCGAATCCATATTCATTCTGAATTCGGTTCTCTTATTATTAAACCTAATGGTCGAAGGTGCAGCCGCACCAGAAGAGTCGCTTAGTCCCAGTATACCGTTGATTGTAAAGTCACTATCTGGAAGATTTGATATTCTCGATGTGACATTGGTTGCAAACGAACCACCATCAGCAGTGCTGATAGTAAGGACACCTGTTCCCGAATCAAACGCTGTCGAGGATACACCTGCGACAGATACAGTTCCTACAGAGTCAATAAAACCACTTGCATCAACCGTAAGGACTGGGACAAGTGATGCAGAACCATATGTTCCTGCCGTTACCGTTGTGTTTGCACTTCTATCAAAGTCAGCAGTAATAATTCCTGCACTGAAGTTACCAGATGCGTCACGAGTAACAATCGCAGAACCCGTGTTCGCGTTTGTCGCAGTAGTCGCAGAGTTGTTAACTTTACCCGCAGTCGAAATCGTTGCGAGTTTTGTATCAGCAATTGCGGCACTTGCGTTGATGTCATCATTAACAATTGAACCAGCCGTAATCGCAGCACTAAGTGTTACATTACTCGTTCCATCAAATGATACGGCCGAAGCGGTGATGTCACCACTAATTGAGAAGTCCTGACCCGAATCAAGGGCATTGGTTGTGAGGGATTTACCTGTTACATCACCAATCAGATTACCTTCAAAGGTTTCTGCAACCAGTGTTGCAAGACTGAATGAAGAGTCAGCAGCGTTAATAGTTCCTGTCGGTGTTGAGTCATACTCATCAAGGAGTTTCCATTTCTCGTCAGAGATGTCAAAGTAGAAACCCATATGGGTATAACCGACACCTGATGTGCCTGTGTTTCTATTCGTGAAGAAACCAGTATCAACATTTACAGGTGACGCAACACCTTCCCATCTATCACCTGAGTCGTGACCTGTGGTTGCACCGAACTCAACCGAAATATTATCAGTTGAATGAATTTCCTGTGCGTTACCAGTGATTACAACTTTTGTAAGTATAGGTGAGGCAAACGCACTATCATTTCCAAGTGCAACAGCAAAGGTATCAACACCACCCGCACCAGTTCCTACACCATCAATACGAACATAGTAGGTCTGTGCTGCTGTCCCTGTAAAGTGACCAGAGAAGAAGGCATCGTCAAGACCCGTTCCTGTGAATGTCGTTCCGGCTTCACCAATCGCATCACCTTCATTGAGACGATAGAATGGCGCACCTTGTGTCACATTAGATTGACCCACAGTGGTCTGACTACCCAGAATGGTAAGGTTACCATCAACTTGTAAGTCCGAACCGATATGTGCAGATGTGCGAACACGGAATGAGTTGACCGAGTGATTCTCTCGATTGACCATCATTACACCGTTATCTGAATCACCAGATACAACAACCCAACCCATACACATTGGGAAGTTTGGATATGTTGGAGGTGTATTTGTTTTACCGCCTGGAGTTACGGCAGATACAAAGAACTGGTCATCAGCATTTAGATTTGCAGTATTTACTTCGGTCAACTGACCCTGTAGCAACAACATACCATAACTGTTGTTCGCAATGTCGTGTGCTGCAAGACCCTGAGAATTATATGCAGAAGCACTAGACGCATCTGCAAGTGCGACAGTCGGAACATTTTGTGCGCCCGAGGTGTAGTTACCACTGAAGTAAAGAACTGAACCTTTCTTTATTACCGAACCACTGTTATTGAACACTCTTTGATGTTCTTGTGTGCCCAGTTCAATGGGAAGTCCATTGATGTCATTATAATAGTTTAGATTCTTGTGTTCATTATCATAGAACAATAAGCCTTCACTATATGGTTGATGATTAGAGAATGTAGTCGTATCAAACTGAACATTCAGAAGTGATGCGGAGTCTGCTACGAGTTGTGTCGTTTTCAGTTTATTCTCAACACGCAAGTCATCAAAGTGTTCACTCAAGCCATCGACAAGAATAACACCGTTATTTGAGTCAGCGACAATAACGCGACCAATATGATGTGGGAAACCAGTATCAACCGTCACAGTTGTTTCTGTTACAACACCCGCAGAGTCAGGAGACAAGAACAGAACATTACCTTCTGTCATTCCACCTGTATTGACATCACGAACCAGACCATAACGAGTTACCCAACCATGTGCGCCATCTGGAATGTCCATAGTCGCAAGGCCAAACACAGCACTACTCGTAGAAGTATTTGCTCTTGCTTTCGTAATAAGTGGGTGACCGTCAGTTTCAGGTCCAGAGATGTATACTGCATCACCATTACTGATTGCCGCACCAGTCTCGTTTTTCACATACAGGAATGTTTCCTGACCGATGTTTAGATTTACGTCTGGATTGGAATTTTCGGGGGTGTTAAGTCTAACCGATAAACCTTTGTCACGGTCAGAGTCAAAATATACTGAACCCGCAGTCTGTGAGAATGCACTGGTCTGTGGAACAAACCGAATACCTTTTGATACTGCACTATCTTGAGTGACCTTACCGAATGTCACATCGTCTGTTGTTCCGACTGCCTGACCAATACTGATTTGACCAGCAGCACTATCATAGGTGACACCAGTTCCAGATTGTAAAGCATTTCTTGAGAGTGTGACAAGATTTGCAGAGTCCACATTGAACTCACCAGTAGATGAGTTGTATACGAGACCTTTATTTCCAGTCAGATGCGCTCTTACTTCAGATGCAGATGGGCCAGTGTATGTAAATACACCTGATGAACTGTCATATGTGAGTGACCCGTCACCGCCTGTGTCATTTACAAGCAATGATGCCTTCGCATCACTGTCTGCCCTCGCAGTGGTGTAATAGAGGTTCGTTCCCTCTGCAACATTAGTTGTTGATTTAGTAGCAAGTCTAACATCAAAGTCACTATCTGCTCTTGCAGTAGTGTAATAGAGGTTAGAGCCTTCAGGTAGTTGACCCGTATTTGCATCGCCGAGGTCACTGTCAAAGTTTGCCTTTGTGTATACACTCTCTACATCAAATGAGAACTGACCCGCAGCACTATCATATGACAGGTCACCCGATGCAGAGAACAAGTTACGAATCGTAGTTGTTGTCTGTGCATCTACATTATCAAAACGAATGTTCGTAATGGTCGCAGAGTCGAATGTTGCCTGACTTCCTGTCAGTTGAGTGTTCGCAAGGTTTGTAATCGTTGCCGAATCAATCGTGGCATTGGTAACTGTTGCAGTGGTAGTCGTTAATACACTGATGCCCGCACTATCAATCTGTGTCTGTAATCGTGTCGCAAAATCACTATCAAAGTTTGCTTGACTGTAGATTTGTTCAACATCAATCGAGAAACGACCCGTTGAACTGTCATACGTCATATCTCCGCCAGCACTAAAGTGTGCGCGAACCTCACTGGACGATGGCCCTGTGTATGTGAATACACCAGTGGCACTATCATAAGACAGTGAACCATCACCACCCGTATCGTTGACAAGGAGAGATGCCTTCGCATCAGAGTCAGCACGAGCAGTTGTGTAATAGAGGTTTGTGCCTTCCGCAACATCAGAAGTTGTTTTGGTTGCAAGTCTTACATCAAAGTCACTATCCGCTCTTGTGGTCGTATAGTAAAGATTTGTTCCCTCTACAAGATTACTCGTTGTATATGGGTCGAGTGTAATCGTTGTGAGGAATGTTGCACCATCAGCAGTGCCGATGGAGAGATTGCCGTTTGCAGAGTCGAATGAGAATGAGGATACACCCGCAACCGCGACTGAACCCGCACTGTCGAGTTGACCCTGTGCGTTTACTGTGAAGACAGGAATCTGAGATGCAGAACCATATGTCGCTGCGGCAACACCCGTGTTCGTTATAGAAATCGTATCTGTCGAACTATCGTAAGTGATACCTGTGCCACCGTCAAGGGCTGCACCTAAGTCACTGTCGAAATTAGATTTGGTATAGACTTGTTCTACATCAAAGGAGAACACACCTGTTGAACTATCATAGGACAAGTCACCAGCAGAGGAGAAGTATCCACGAATACTTCCGATAGATGTTGTATCACCCAACGCACTATCAAAACGACCACGAGTATAATACAGGTTAGTCCCTTCAGTGATATCACTTGTCGTGTTGGTCAGTGTGGTGAACTTCAGTGTTCCGATATTGGCACTATCAAAGGTTGCCTGTGAACCAGTGAGTTGAGTGTTTGCCAGATTGGTGATAGTTGCAGAATCAATTCTTGCTTGATTTGAGTATAGTTTGTATACTTGTTGTTCACCTGTAGATGAGGAGTCAACCAGTCTGTGCCATGAACCACCATGTGCAAAGTATCCCCGACCCGTTGCGTGAACGTGTGCAAACATACCATGATAGGTAGACGCACTTGGAAGGTCACCCTCTGTGCTGTATACGTTTCCAAAGAGAATCTTACCAGTTGTCTGGAATGTCTCTGAACCGATTGTCCAGTAGTCATTCGCCTCGTCCCACAGAAGTGACTTGTTTGCATCATCACCACGTTCAATCTCGATACCCGCATCTTCACTGGCTGAACCAGTTGCGTTAGAGTTCAGAACAATGGTGTTGTCTGCAAGTTGGATTGTCTCTGTGTTGACAATCGTCTGTGTTCCCGATACAGTCAGATTACCACCAATCGTAAGATTAGAACCAATCGTAGTAGACCCACCAACGGCGAGACCATTTGTGATTGTGGAACTATCTGCGGATGTTCCCCCAGTGAAAGTCTGCGTTCCAGATACAGTCAGATTACCAGCGACATTCAGGTCACTGTGGAATGTTTCCGCAATATCTGTTCTCGCGACATCGGAGTCGTTGAAACTTAATATGCCTTCTGAACTATCGAATGAT